AGAAGAGTGGGTAAAACTGCTGGAATAATTTCCGGTATCACACCTGCCTATAAAGCTGCAAGAGGAACGGCAAGAGGGGGCCTAAGAGCTGGAAGAGCTGTAGATGGAGCTGTCCGAACTGGTCCCGGTAGGATCCAGTCAAGGTTTGGTCCGGGAAGTGCACATAGGAGAGCCACGAGCAGGGCAACTACTAGCACTGCGGACTATGGAAAAGGCAAAGATTGGAGACAGGTTGGATTAGTATCCCATCAGAAAAAAGCCGCTACAGCGCGTGCATATAAAACGGAAAGGCAGGGGATACGACGGAAAAGGCAGATGATGGCAGTTGGGGCTGGAGCAGTAAGTCAAATGGGGAATAGTGATTCTCCTACATCAGCAAATCAAAATTCTTATGCGGCGAAACGCATGCGAAAACGTTCTATTGGTACTAGCGCCGGTGCACTCCAAACATTTGGGGCTATCGGTTCTCCAAAATCTACAGGTAGAATGTTCTAATACAAAAGAGAGATGATATATGTCTAGATATTCAGATTGGCGTTCATACGTTGATGACTATGGTAACTTCGGGATGCCGAACTTCCTTTATAGATCCAATACGGAACTTATGAAGCAGTGCTTGGATTTCGGAACAATGATTACAGATGATCCGACTAAATTACGTGCATTTAAGGAACAAGTTAAAAAAGCCTTTAGAACTAGATGGTTAAACGTAGCAGAAGCTTTTGAAGCTCTTGATCTAATAGAGGCATGTGGTTGCAGAGAAGGTGACTACTGTGAAGAATGTGGTGGATCTCGTTATAGACTCAGTGAGTGGTTGACACCAGCTGAGATAGAACAGGTTTCCCTCTTCACCTCTGGCGACAGTGCAAGAATCGCTACCATGCTAGAGGCAGGTCTTGCTATAGCACAAAAAGAGGTCAATGATGCATTGTCCCAGGTGCGATAATGCTGATTTAGTGTTAATCGTAATTAGAAATTTTGAATCCGATGATCGACGGGTATTTACTTATCTGTGCGAGAAATGTCTGATGTTTGTGAATCAACACCATCATCCAGACGACGAATCCTTTAAAGAGGAGTGGGGGTCCATGCAACATGGATAATGGTAACGAAATAGAAGTCCAGAGAGAAATGGAGATACAAGCTGCCAAAAGTAGCTTTATGGAACACTTTAGTGATTTGAGGCCTGATCTGTATTTTCCGGATGAATGGACAGACGAAGAGAAGGATATGGCCCTGGAAGAACTACGTCCATCTAAAACAAAAACTTCCATGTTCTCGTCTATCCCAATGAAGTGCAAGGCAAAGTCTTGTACGTTTGCAGATACCTGTCCTCTTCATCAAAAGAACATAGCTCCCCTTGGAAAACCTTGCCCAATAGAGATGGCAATGATCAGACAGTTTACTGAGGATTACATTACTGAACTAAGTGTAGATCCCAATAACCTAGTTGAAGTTTCGATGATTAGAGACTTGGTGGATCAAGAAGTGCAGTATATTCGTAAATCTAAGCTATTAGCTAAAGAGGACTTCATTCAAGAAAACGTTATTGGAATTTCCCCTCAGGGTGAAGCTCTCATGTCTAAACAACTCCATCTGGCAGTAGAGCTAGAAGATAAGCTACATAAACGTAAGCGAGATTTACGAAACAGTCTTATGGCGACTCGTGAAGCTAGAGCTAAGATCGGACAAGGCAACATAGACACGGCACAGGCTTTGTCTTCCATATTCGAGGAAGTACGTGCAGTTGAGATCGAAAAAGAGAAGCTCCTCAAGAAGAAGCTTGGCACCTTCGAGGAAGACGAGTACATAGAGACTCAGATTAAGGCACAGCACGATGAAGGCTAAGGTCCAACTTGGTAAGGTAACCTTTGATTCGTTCACCCCGAAACAGGAGCAAGTCTTCTGGAAAAGGATGGAATCTTTAGAAGCTAAGGTAAAGGGGATGTACGTTGCTACAGGTGTAGACGACGCTGCAGAGATATTCGACTCGTCTATAAACATGGGGGAGGTAATTCGATCATTACCTTCTACCCAGAAAGACGCCATTATGAAAGAATACAATGATCTGATTGGTTTCGATATGTATACCAAGAAGGGTGCAAGTGCCATCTCTAGGTACGAAACGTCTGCAACTAGAGGTATCCATAAGATGAGTGTAGACATGCAGAAAGATGGACTTGGTAAATACAGTCCCTTATCTGTCATCTACAATAGAATGACGATGAATGAGAATTATAGGACCAAAGAACTTCAGCCGGGAACGAATATATTAAAATCGTCACACCTACGTGGTTTAACTGATCAAATTAAAATACTGCCAGGAAAATCGGTTCTAGTTTTCGATACCGAGACAGCATCACTAGGTATAGGTAACGTAAGGGAGATAGCAGCATTTAGGGTCGATACAGAGCTTGTGAATAATAAGTTGACGGTTACGTCTCCCACTAAGAAGACTTTCCATAGAAACCTCAAGACCACTTCAATGAGATTGGGTGCTATCTACGATAAGGAACGTGGAGCAGTACAGACCATGGAAGAAGTTTTATCTAAGAGCGTTGGATTTAACTTCATGGAAGGAGAAGCAGGTCAAGGCGACGTATTTAAGAAGGTCATGGATGATTTCATGAAAGAGATCACAGGCTCTCAATATATCGTGGGTCAAAATATTCAATTCGATATTGGCCAACTATTCCAGGGGATTAAGAAGACATCAGCATACAAAAATGATCAGAGCTTCAAGCAAAAAGTCCTTAGGGCTGAGAATCATATGCAAGGTAAGATTGTCGATACTTTAGAGTTAGCAAGAACGAAACTACCAGATCTGAGAATAGCAGATGAGGTTAGAGTTTAATGGGGCAGTATCAACTCATTCTCTAGAGAACTTGCTTCTAAAAACAAACCTAGCTGATGAGATCATGAAGGATATGGGAGAGAATGCATTCCTTACCGAGATCGGCGCTAGGGGTGGCGCTGGTGGTGCTGTACATGCTGCGGATGTCGATACTCGAATAGAGGCATACCTATTCAAGTTCTTAACAGAAGATAGATTAGAAGCTGCAGATTCGGTCGATAGGCGAGTCAGAACTGCAGTGGCTAAATCATGGGCACCGACCCCTGTCACTAACATTGCCAACTTGGGTCATCTTGCTCCGGAAGTGTCTGAAAGACTCTATGATATGGGCAAAATCGAGGTGATGGATAAAGATGGTAAGAGAATAGACGCTCGAAAGATGTTCCCTGGTGGACATAATGATATGGCTAGCGTGCTAGATGGAGACGACGCTCCTGCTGCTAAATTCAATATAACTCCAGTTGAGCAACAAGCTTTTGTACAACGGAATATGGGACTGAAGGCTGGAAGCATAACCGAAAAGAATATGCCCGTGTTAGGTAATGGTTTCGCTGCTTTTTCTGGAGCAGACGTTAGCAACAGGGGCTTCCTAAATGCATCGGGGAGCTTGTATAAGAAGGGCACTCTTCCAACCATGGATGAGTATGCGGCTTTCCAGAAGCAAGCCGTAAAAAATGGTGATCTGCTAGCTGGTCTTTCACTACCTGAGAGGATGATAACAGAAGGCATGCACAGGGCTACAGTAACAGATGTGGTGGTCTCCGATACTCTATCTCCTGTTGTTAAGGAAGCTAATGCTTTAATGGGCGATTTGGGCATATCTCATTTCCAGCTAATGGATGAAGTCGATGTCGGAGGGTCAGGTGCAATCACGATGCCTTCTAGCATATTGGATGAATTATCTGATGTGAATATGTCCGGAAATAAAGATCAACCATTAGAAATGGCTAGGGTTTCTACCTTCAGGGAAAGAAGCGGAACACATCGTGCTAATATCGCTGTAGAAATTAGCGATGATAGTAGACAGTCTTTAATAAAACGATTTACTGATATGACAGATGATGAATTCCAGCTGCTATCAAATAGTAAGACGGAAAGAGGATCCGTTATTCAGGCCTTGGGAGAACTGGAAGCAGTTGGTAGTGGGCGTTATACAATAGCATTTGGTCAAGTATCGGGGAAGGCTGCAAAAACTGTAGCTGAAGTCCTAGATCCATTTATGAATTCTGGTCAGATTACAAGCGATGCCACCGAGATGGCATTTCATACGCCAATATTAGAAACTTCTGATGGAATTGCCAAAGCTGGTGCGTTCGTTTCCGATAAGCTTATGGTAGCGGGAGAGGGGGAACGAGTACTCTTCGATACTGTTGCTAAACAGACTCTTGAACGTCAAAACTTAGTGAGGGGAATGGCTGAGAAAGGAGATCTAATAGCTCCAACAATAGCCAATGATACAAGAGTCTCATTGGGTCGAGCTGGAATAGGAAGTGGACAGAATCTGTCTAAGGCAGCAGCAGCAGCAGCAGATGTGGTTGCTAAGGCAACTAAGCGCTTGCCCTTAATAGGAGGGATCCTAGCTGGTGCTATCACCGCCAAAGCAGGATATAATGCTTACCAGGAAAGGGGAAAGCTTAACGAAACATTTGCTTTCCAGGGGCATGGAGAACAGGGTGATTACTATAGGTTACAGCAGCAATTAGAAGAACAAAGAGATACATCTCGATATGTAGATCCATTCAGCACAGCAGGTGTTGTGGGAAATCTTAGTAACTTTTCTCAGAGAAGTGGATTTATGGGGTCTAATAAGAATGACCACTTGTTCGCAGGAGTAATGTAATATGGGTATAGGCATAGGTGAAGCATGGAAGATGTTTGGCGTAGTGGGACCAAGAGCCACAGCTCGCACTACTGCTAGTGCAGCTCGTACCGGTGGTCGGAAAGCTGGCTTTGGATTACTGTTGGGAGGCTCATTCGCAGCAGGCATCGGTTCTACCGATCCGATTGAACACGGTATTGCAACTTTCGAAGATAAAGTTATGGGCGATGCTCAGTTCTCGGAACGCATTCTAGGTCGCCAAATGGGAGGCTATGGTGCCATGGGCTTACCTGGAGCGAGAAATAGCTATATGGGGATGGATCTTTTATCTAATGCTGCAGCATCGAGACCGAACAGGGGTGGCCCTCCTGGTTCTATGGTCTTCGGTATGTTCAATAGTAGGATGAACTAATGTACAATCAGGCAGTCAATCCAGTTGAAGCTAATCAGCCACTATGGGCGAGATCACTAGATAGTATACCAACCGTATCTCAGGGTATGCTATGGAATGCTGGACGTGGTTCCGAAACCATGTTAAGGGGACTTGGCGGGGGTGCGAATAGTCTTGGTTTGGACGGTAAATTTAAGACGGGAACTTGGCGCGGAAAGAATACGATAGGTTCCGCAATGAACAATACCATGAGGCCTAGTAACTGGGCTAGATTCGGAAGCCACGATGCCCTATTCCAGAAAGAGGGCGCTTATACCCCATTTCAGTTTATGGCACGAGGTGGTAACTATGTAGCTTCAAAGCTCGCATCTGAAGATGGTATGTTCACCAAGTACACAAAATTTGCAGATTCAGGCACGAATGCTCAAGGTAGGACCAACTTCTTTGGTGTTGGCACGGCTGCAAGATTCTCAGCTAACGCTAAGATAGCAGCAGGACGCGAAGCTCCAGGCCTGAGACAGTTTATGCACGTAGCCGGTACCGAAAATAATAGGCCACACTTCTTCGGGGGCGCAACTGGAGTAAATTCTACCGATGATATGCTTAAGGTAGCAGCTTCTTCTAGCGGCACAATATCTAGACACCTATTGGGATATCAGGCTGGTGCGCTAGGTACGAAGTCAACATCATTCAGTATGGCACAAATGTATGGTTCCGAAAGTGTGATGGCTGGCTATAGTAAGGCTACAAATCATCTAGCTCAGGCTGGCCTTAAGGTGGGTGAAGGTGGCAATCTTATGAGGGGGGGTTCTCGTGTCCGCGCCTTCGGAGCAGTTCGTGGAGCTGTCGGAAGTGGAGCCAGAATGGGTGCCGCTAAGATTGTAGCGACTAGGGGACTCTCCGTTGCTGCTAAATTTGCTGGACCAATTGGTTGGGCTATGTTAGCATATGATGTGGGTAAGTTTGCTGGAAATGTAGGCACATCAGCGATTAGTTTGGTTGGAGACGGAGCAAAATCATTACAAGGATCTATGAATAAGCCCATCTTCGGTATGGGATATAAAGATACACAATTCGCAGCGACTTCTAGATCAAGGGGAGTTATGGCTATCCAGAATAGCCGACTTAACGCTAGAAGTGTTTTAGGGAGTGAGGCTGGCATGGTCAGCGCGCACTTCGGGTAGGCAATATGTCAGATATTCAAAGTAAACATCAAGAATATAGAGAAAAGCTCATGTCTCTAAGTAGAGAAGATCTACTAGAGATTATTGATGCACAAGAACCCGAATGGACAAAAGGCATTAATCGTATTGAGTGGGTTTTTGAGAATAAGCTCGGCCACTTGGCATGGAGCGATGGCGAACCCATAAAGGATCGCCCAATAACAAAAGAAGAACTCTGTTTATTGATTGATGTCCCTTTCGAATTCTCACAAGAGTTAGCTAACTTAGGGATCAAAGAACAGCAACAGAGAGAGCTTCATGTCGCTTCTGATCCTGTTCTATGGGCTAAGACTTATCTTAACGCTAGTCCACGTGTATACCAGATCCTGATTATGAGAGACCCTAGTGACTTCAGGGTGCTCCGTGCTGGTCGTCGTCTCGGTAAGACGTGGACAATGGCTGTCCTGTTGTTGTGGTATTCGTATATAACGAAAGACGGTAAGAGTCTCGTGGTAACCCCTATGAAGACTCAGGCGACTCTCATTTATGACGAATGCCTGAAATTGGCAAAGAATTCTGTAGTCCAAGAATCTATTATTAGAAGCGTACAAAGTCCTAACCCAGAGATTGGTTTATCTAATGGCTCGACTATTCGTTTCTTCACTTCTGGTATGAAGTCCGGAAACAAGTCTGATGTTACTCGTGGTCAGGAAGCTCATATGATCGTGTTAGATGAGCTTGATTACATGGGCGAAGATGATATGGACGCATTGCTAGCCATGCTCCAGAAGACAGATGAGAACCAGCCGGATAAGAAACTTATTGCAGCCTCTACCCCTTCTGGACGTAAGGCAAAGCTCTGGGAGTGGTGTCATAGTAAACGGTTCAAGGACTTTTGGTTTCCTAGCTATTGTAACCCATATTGGTCTGTAGAAATGGAAGAGGCTTTCCATGATACCTATACTGACATAGGTTATCGTCACGAGATTGAAGCCGATTGGGGAGAGGACGCAGATGGCGTTTATCCTCGTAGGTATGTAGATCGTTCTTTCGTTCCGGAAGAAGATTCTTGGGATTATGAATTGCCCTATGGCAGATTCAATGATTCGGGTAGCTTTACAGTCTTCGGTGTTGATTGGGATAAGTATAGCGCTGGTACGAATATCGTTGTCTTACAAATATTCGATAGAGATCACGAAGATCCAGATTGGGCAGGTAAGATAAAACTAGTATATAGAGAGGAAACACTCAGAGAAGAATACACTCTGACTAAGGCTGTCGATCGGATCATTGAATTAAATAGAGTTTATAACCCTCAGTACATCTATGTAGATAGAGGTTATGGAGAAGTACAGGTCGAACTATTAAAGCAGTACGGAACACAGAATCCTTACTCTGGGCTTGCGACTAAACTTAAGGGAATCTCTTTCTCTGAAACAGTAGAGGTGCCCGATCCTCATACTGGGCAGAGACAGAAGAAAGATATGAAACCGTTCATGGTTGATACTCTTCGTCAATATTTTGAGAGAAACATGATCTTCTTCTCTTCTACGGATGAAGAATTGTATAGACAATTAATATCATACATCGTGGCTCGAATCACGCCGACTGGTCGTCCAGTATTCGAAATGGCTGGAAATCCTGCTGACCATTGTCATGATGCTCTCATATTGGCAACGCTTGCAATCAAGCAAAACTATGATGACCTTATGGTGTTCAAGAGTACTAATTCTGTACGTACGATGAATTCTAGTGTGGTAGATCCGCTATTAGCTCTTGCATCCAATGGTCCTCAGCGATCTCGCGAAAAAGAGAATGCTGAAGATAAGTATGGATCTACAGGCAATGCACCTGTTAGAATAGAGAGAGCCAATATGGTAAAGAGAGCATCTCGTGGTAAAACAATTCGTAGGAGTAATTTCTAATGGCAAACGATGACGCTATAAGTTACTCAGGTCCGAATAAAGAATGGGGACCTCTTCCTCAATCCAGAAGCCCTGGTCGTGCAAGAGGCCGTATTATTAATGATGGTAAGTATTCCAGTATCGACCTACTCCGTCGAAACCTTGGCATTCTCAAAGCGGAGTCCGCAGATACGATTAGGGAAGCTGAACAGTCTCTGCGTTCATTCAGTCTGAATATAGATTCAGATACGGATCTTGAGAAAGCTCAGGAAGCAGAATGGCCTTCCGCATTAGGTGATAGAAAAAATTATATTACCTATGCACAGAATAAGGTTATGATGCAAAGAGTTTCAAGAGGCTCTAATTATATCCATAAAGAATACAACAATGCTATCAGGGGAGCATGGGGAAATCCAGCAGCAGATGTTGCACAGTTCTCTACCGGTATACATTCGGAAGCGGTAAGAATTGAAAACTTTCTAGATGACTACATATCTGAGGTATCCAATGACCAGAGCCAGCAGAGAGCAATCGAACTCTTGCACGACTGGACGCTCAAAGCTATTGAAAGTTCGGGGCAGTTCAGGCACATCCTCGCAGCGAAAGATCAAGGGCAGCAACGCTATACACAGTCCGATCTGGATAAAACAACACCCACCCAAGCTAAACAATATCAAGCTATTCTACAGGTACAATTAAATCAGACAGCAGCTTCGGTGCAAGAAATCCAGGAAGATCTAGGCAAGCATCTTGGCGCTAATGCTGAGTTGTATTATGACGGGTATTTAGGTCCAGCTCTCAAGTTTAGACGTCAGATATCTTCGGCAGTGAAATCTCCTAAGTCTAGCAGTAGGATAGTCCAGGAGACGCATCAAGCTTCTGCGGTTCTAGATGATAATACTCAGGTGCTCTTAGCAGATCTTATAAAAAGAAACCAGATCTTTAGCGATAAGTCATCGAAGCTTTTCGCTAGAGTTGGAGAGGGTGAACTAAGACGAAAGTCTATCTTGGATCTAGCCATCAAGGGAAAGCTTCCAAAAAATCCTTTTAGGGATCTCTTACTCGATTCTGACGAACTTGAGCATTTCGAGATAGAATATGAAGGCTGGATAAATGAAATTGAATCTCAGGCCACACCAAATTATTCTAATGAAGCATACGCAACTCAGCCTTCTAATAGGTTCGAGTCTCCTCATAGTGATCTGGCAGGTCGAACCGATGAGCTTGCACATCCTCAGTACCTATTGAAAGATGGCGGTACGATTACCGGCGATCTTTTCGTTGAAGATGGAATTAGAATAGATGGGGTAGATGTTGGTTCCCATACTCACACTGGAGAAGACGGCTCTATACAGATAAGCGGAGCCTCTATATCTCCAGGTACTTTACCCACCACTGCTTTTGATAATTCGGATAACTCTGACGGAATTGCAGATTTCAGGTTAGTAGGGTATGATACTACAGTGTCTGTAATTGGTGATACTATATACCAGGCTACAGTAGCCTGGGAAGGCGATGATGGTAAACAGTTCGAGATACAGGTAGCAAAGGTAACATAATGGCTTGGTGGAATTCTTCTTATCTATTTAGAAAAGAGCTAGTCTTGACTACGATTGCTAGTAGTTCTTCTCCTGAGTCCTCAGTTGTACAGATTGATACAAATTTCAGCCCTAGCATAACTAATGGTACGATTAGAAGCGATACCGAAGACATGGAGATAGTGCATGAGACAGTTGATGCAACTCCATCTTATACGGTGTTGGGTAGGACTATAGACCAGCAACGTTTTGGGGTTGATGATAATGATGATGAGTGGAGAGTCCAATTTGAAACTAATGTAGCTATTCCGGATACTGGTAAGGTGTATATGTATTACGGGAATTCTATTTTAGACAATCAGCCAACTCGTCCATCTCACGCTTATAACCCTAATTCTATTACGATACCAATCGATGACCCAAGAGTATCTTACACTAGGCCGGAAGAGCATTGGATAGACGGAGTTTCTTTTACTCCTAATTCAATCGCTACGTTCGCATTCTACGGATTGTCTGCTAAAATAGTATTTGAATCAGGTACAGATAAGGGCATAGCTAATATACTGTTGCTATCTTCTGATGATATTGTTTGGGATACCTATCAACCTGTCGAGGGCGAAACTTCTGTCTCATCTACGTTAGATATCTCTATTGTCTCGTCAACTGAAGCACACGAGATACAAGTAACGGTGTTAGGTGAGAAAAATGCTTCATCCTCAGATGAGATAATCAAGATATTAAGATTCGAATATGGTGGAGATGTGATAGCTACTATCGGATTCGAAGAGCCTGTGCTTGAAGATTGGATTACATATACAGGAGGCGGGCTATAATGGCTACACCGTATACAAGAGTAATTCCTGGATTAATTCCAGGGGAAAGGTATATCGTTAGAGCGAGAGAATTAAACGAAAATAACGTAGCCTCAGAGTGGACTGATTCAATCATAATAGATGTTCCTACCGTGTCTTCTTCTGGTAGTCCAGAAGCCGTGACCAATGTGTCTGTTGTCCCAGGTATAAAGATTCTTTATCTGTCATTTGATCCTAATACGGAAAATGATCTAGCTGGTTATAATATATACGTAGGCAACGATTCAGGCTTTACAGCAGATGCGACGACTCTCATCAAGGAAGTTAGTCCCTTAACTCTAACTGCAGTCGCACAATATTACGATACTGCTGGTGGAGGTACTCTGGAAGACATGGTATCTTTAGATACCTATTTTATCAAGATTAGAGCAAGGAATAATTTCGGTGAGCTGTCTGCTACAGCTACTGAAGTTTCTGGAACTCCAGGATTAGTTGATGATAACACTATAGAGACTTTAACGATAGATAAGCTTACGGTAGGGGAGTTAAGTGTCGCTATGACATTAACTGCCGGAGATATCAGGACAGCTTCGGCGGGCCAAAGGTTTGAAATTAATGGATCAGAAATAGTCGCGTATAGGTCAGATGAATCTGCATGGTTTGATCTTGATGTCGCTACGGAATCTTTAACATTCACAGGAGATAACCTAGTCAATCCCGCTACCTTGGTAATGGATTCAAATGGCTTAGCTGTATGCGGTGGAACCATTGAGACTTCTTCATCGGGGCAGCGTGCCGAACTTGGGCCAACCGCTTTCACATATGGCGGTGCTGACTTCATTGGTATGAACTTCTACACAGGGGACGCTACTGAGGAAACACCAGGTTCTATTGGCGCAGGCCTTCTTGCGGGCGATGTTGGTTTGGTTATCCAGGGTCCAGAAGCCTTGGGAACTTCCTCCGACTATCCAATTCCTACAATCTACTTAGCCAACAAAGACGATCCCAGCCCCGCTAGTTATGTACAGATCAATGCTAAGGATGTAATCTTGAATGCCGATTTGCAAATGCAGAACGGTCGTGACATCATACTCGTTAATGGGGACGTAAGAATCAATGATGGCGATCTAGTGTTCGGGAGAGGCCTCGACGACGGCATCGGGGTAGTGACCGGCGAGTTCGGCAGCGTGCAGACCGTCGGCGCTCAAGGCACGGGCAACTACGAGGGCTACAGCATTCACGGCCGTCTCGTCTTCATGGAGAACGGTGCCACCACGGGCGGTATCTACGACGACGTCAACAACCGCTGGAAGATCCGCACGGATCTCAGCGCCACCGAGGGCGTTGACCTCTACGCCGGCACTACGGTTCGACTAAGTACCACTCCTGAAGGTGTGGTTATCAATGACGGTCGCCTCTGGCTCGATAACGACAGCTCAGGTACGACGACCCTCAGCTCTAGCGGCGATGGCATCCTTCTTACCGCCGCAGGCATGAACCTGACCAATAAATTCACGCCACCGATCATATTCGGTTCGACTGACGTAGCCTTCGAGACGACGAACCCCAAGGGCCTCGCTGCTATCGTCGGTGTCGCCAGCATGACGTACAGCGAAGATAACTTCGGTGGTATGTTCCTTCAGTTCGTGATCTCGCCGAACCTCGCTGGCACCGGAGATATCGACCTCGATCACGGATACCTGATGCAAACTTCGGGGTTCAAGCCGATTCCCGACAACTCGTACAATCTCGGCGCAACCAACAACCGCTGGGATGATATCTATGCCACGAACAACATCATCAATGTCTCGGACCTTCGCGAGAAGGTTGTTCTGGGGGACGGCCTGGGTCTCAGTTTTATCCGGCGACTCGACGGTATCGGGTTCCGTTGGACGGAAGGCAAGCGCATCCATCAGGGGTACGGTGCTCAATCTGTCCATCAGGCACTTATTGACGAAGGTCTCGATCCTGCCGACCATGCCATGTGGACCATTGAACAGGAGGATGAGACTGGCGATCTCGTGGAAGATGGACTTCAGGGCTTACGTACGGGAGAGTTAATTCCAGTGTTGGGCCGAAGTATCAATGAACTCGCTGACAAGCAAGATGAACTGGAACGTCGCCTTAACAACGCCGGACTTTGATAAGGAAAAGCTTTATTACCGAGTACTACCTGTGGGGATTCGAATTAGAGTATGCACGGTGAACTAATATGAAAAATATCTAGTTGATTTATAATATCAACGTATGATATACTAAGACTAAGTTTTATATATGTTTGGAGAAGAGATATGTCAGAAGTAGCAGAAGTAGAAGAGACAGCAGTAGAAGAAGAAGTCAAAAGTCCAGTTCTGTCTATCTTTGTAGATGAGGGACAGTTCGGATACGATACTGATCTATCACCAGAAGAGTCTATCTTTTGGTTAGAAGCCACTAAGATTAGTATTCTCAATCGTGTCGTAGGGGAATCTGAAGATGGCTGAGATATCAGCTGATACCTTTATGAAGGCACAGCAGTCCAGAATAGATGCATTAAATTATGAAATTGTCTTATCTCAGGCACAACTTATACAGGTCCAGGAAGATTCTAAGAAAGCAGAAGCTGAACTCGCAGAGATGCAACGTATAAAAAATGAAGAAGAGCCTACAGAAGATTCAGACTCTGAAGAGTAATGTTACTATAAGTGGAGTAGCTATATTTTTTTATAGGGGTTTTTATGGGTTTAACCGACTTTTTACCTTTTAGAGGCTCTTCTAGTGACGGCTTCTTAGAGAATCTTGATCCAGATGAGAGAAAAGAAATAGGAAGGGCCATGAGGGTCCTATCTTTGGGTATTGGCCGGAACCAGAATGCGATGTCTTTCAGTGGTTCCAGGCGTCGATCTTTTGAGTCTCCTGATCAGGATCTCTCAGTAATCAATAGTGCCATCGATACAGATGGTTACGCTAAGCAGGCCTTCTCTAAGTATAAAGAACTGTTTTGGAAACAAGGCTGGGAAATCATTAGTGAGAATCCAGACGCTACAGATTATCTGTGGCAGAGGATAGATTACTTAGAGATAGCAATGAATCGACCCTTCCAAGAATTTCTTGAAGAAGCTGTCGATCAATATGTTAAGATGGGTAATGTTTTCATAGCTAAGTCTCGTGGAGATATCGCACCATTCTTCCCTGGTAAACTTCGTTCTCCAGAAGGACGTAAGCCAATAGCTGGTTACTACGTGCTTCCTACGGAGACTATCCAAATCTTCCGTACTCGGAATAACAGGATAACTAAGTACAGACAGAACACGGCATTAGGGGAATCATCCTTTGGTCGCCAAAAAACAATGCCTTCCTGGAAAGCCGAAGATATTATCCACATGCATACGGATCGTAAGCCGGGTAGAGCTTTCGGCACACCATTCGTTACAGCAGCTCTTGAAGATGTAGTGGGTCTTCGCCAGATGGAAGAAGATATCCAGAACCTGGTGCATAGAGAACTCTTCCCGTTGTACATGTATAAAATCGGTACAGATGAAAGACCAGCTTCTAAGGCAGATATCGATGAGGCAGAACTAGAACTGGCCGACCTTCGTTCAGAGGGCGGACTCATAATGCCTCATCACCATACCCTAGAGGTTATTGGTGGTCA